GTGTATTCTTCAAATCCAAATTCATTACATTCATTTAAAAATAAAATATCTCTTTTACGCCCTCTAACCCTTGCAGGTTGGTCAACGCTTATAAATTCAAAGTAATTGCCGTAAAGCGTGTATAAACTGCTTGATTTGTTGTGTAGGCGTTCATCATAAAGATTTTCGTTTTTAAGAATGTCAAAGAAATCACGCATGGCTGTTCCTCTTAATGCAGGGAATGTTTTTCTAGCTATTGTAACATATAAACCTTTGCCTTTGTTTTTATAAGCAAATTCAATCAATGCTAATAATATAGAATATGTTTTCCCTGATCTTGTTCCCCCCTGCAGAACGCATATCCTTTTTTTAGATTGTTTTACATCATAATATGGTTTAGCTTGTTTCTTCATCATCATTAATCCAAGAAGGCGGTGAAGCACTAACATTAACATTCTGGTCTGGCAATCCCTCAATTCTGTCTAGTATTTCTTTTATTGCTTTTAACTTTTCATTGTTGTTACTATCCTTATGGAATGCAATTTGTATTAACATCTTTGCTATTGGTGAACCAAAATCACCAACACCACCCATGTTTGTGTCTTGCACAGATAACAATTCTTTTAATACAGTAGCTACATTTCTACGTCCTTTTGGTCTGCCATTCTTTTTTGGTTGGTTAGTAGAACTGAATCTTGTTGCTTCATTTGGAAATTTATTCATTGTGTCCGTTTTTATTCCGTTTTATAGCTTAATTTTTGCATTAAACCCTCTTTTGTCTAATTCTTTATATAACGCATTAGCTTTGCCTATATCGTCTTCTGTGATAGTTATAATATAATTATCGTTTTTAGGTTCTTCTTCAACATCTATTTTATCTATGTTAAGTCCAAGTTCTATTTCCTTAAAACCCCAATCTTTAAGTTCTTCAATATCAAATTGATTTGCCAGAATATCAAAATCCCATTCTCCACCACTTTTATTAAGTCTTATATTTAATTCTCTTTCATCTTCTTTTGATAAATCTAACACAACACAATCAATATCTATATGTTTGAGTTCTTTGCATATCTTTAATCGTTGATGACCACCAATAACTGTATTATCTTTGTTAATAATAATTGGATCAACTAATGAAAACTTCTTAATTGATTCTTTTAAATCCTTATATTGCTTTGTGCTTATCTGTCTTGGGTTATATTCAGCAGGTTTTAAATCTGCAATTAATCTATTTTCTATTTTCATATTCTTTTAATCTTTTTTCTAATTCTATTAAACTATATACTTGAACACATACATTTTCCAGGTGCTTGATCCTAACATACATATTAAAGCACTTATCACTTTCTGCGTTTATATGGCAATCCCTGCACAATCCAACAAGATTTTCAATATAATCGTTTGTGATCTTGTTCCTTGTTCTGCGTTGCAAGTGATGAATGTCAACAGCCCTTGATTCGCACATTTCACAAGGAATAAAATCTTGTTCTTCATAATTAAAGAACTGCATGTAGACCTTAGTGTGTTTCTGCAATTTTCTTTCTTCTTTTCATTAGTTCTAAATCATCTGTTAATGATGAAACAATAAATTTGCCACCGCAAAAATGACAGCCCTTTGTTTTGTCAATTAAACTCATTCTAACGCACCTACAGCAAAATCTAAACATCTGACTCATTATCCTCTATTTTACAACTGTTAACATATACTTTGGCTAATTTGGCTAATGTCTGCTGAACACAAGAACCACAACTAGATGTTTTTTTATTTGCGTTAAATACCTTGTTATATAATTTAACCATAATAGCTTGGTCTTTTCCGCTTATTCTTTCGCCCTTTATTCTAGGCAAAACTGATTCATAAATAGATATTTCATCAGGTGTGAATTGTCTGGAATATGGGAACATCTTATTTAATGCTTTTTTTCTTTCTTCACAGCCACAGTCATCACCAAGCACTTTTTTTGCCACCTTATCAATGCCTGTTTTTTTTAAGACCTTTTCTATTGAATCTCCTAAACCTTTACTTTTTTGTTTCATTTTTTAAAGAATTTATTAGTTTATCTTTCACTTTTTCATCTTCTATCATGTCAAGCAATCTATGTATTGCATACGTTACAGCTTCATTAATTTTTAAATCAAAACCTGCTTTTGTTCCCAATACATGAACCAATCCTTTTTCATCAGAAAATGTTACCATGTCATATTTTTTAATTAATGATGTATCTGCTTTTTTGATTGCTCTTAATATCCTGCTTTTCTTCATAATAAAGCCAATATAAATAATGTTAATACTATAAATACAATTGATCCAACAATAATGTCAGCAATTAGGTTTTCTTTATTTTTCATTTTTTAGATATTTTTTTACGTTATTAATTGCTTTGAATAATGTGTTTCTGTTGATCTTGGTTGCCTTTGCCATGCTGTTCAAACTGTGTTCTTCTAAATAATAAACTTTAAAACATTGCGAATCAAACCAATGTAAATCTTTTAATTTATCTTCAATCCATTCTAATCTTTCTTCAACAAGTTCTTTGTCTTTTATAGTGTATTCTATGTTATCTGCTGTAATACTTTCTATTGTTGTTGTAACATGGTATTCATAGTATTTTTTATACTTGTAATAATACCTGCTTGTTTTTGAATGATATTGATTCAGCATTACTCTAACAATGTAGAAAGTTAATTGATTTTTTTTTATTATTTCATTAATTCTTTCTTGATCGCATTTATATAATTCTTCAATAACAAAACTAAATAAATCATCTTTCTGCCTTTCTCCTGCTATGTTATAAGCAATGTCTTTTAATTTATGATAGTTTTCTATTAAATATCTGTTTAACATATTTTGAGTATAGAGGGCATATTTTTCTGTTTCAACAAATTATATTCTACATTTGAAAGCTTGTTTGTTTCTATTTCAATTATATTGTCAAATCTTTTGTGCAGTTTCTTAGAAATATAATTTAACACATTATCATCTTTTTTTAAATTTCTGAAAATAAAAGACATTTCCGCACCACTATCAAACAAAATTATGAACAATACGCTGTTTGTATCTACATAGTCCCAATGCAAACGATCTGTTCTAGTGTTAAAAAATGTTGGTTTAACTTTCATTGTATTTTTCCTTCTAAATAACGATTAACAACCTCTAATGCTTCATCTATTCCTGTGCATATCTCAGAAACATATCCACGCTTGTTTAATTCATTACGCCAATATAATTGATCTTTTGTTGCTTTATTATATCCAACTTTTAACTCAATAGCTAATCCATGAAATTTGCCTTTTGGTTCATATATGAATAGATCAGGAAACCCTTTTTTATATCCAGACTTTTTTGCTTTCATTCTAACTGAAAAATGTGGTTGATAATTCCCCCCCATTGATCCACAATATAAAACATTTTGCAGGTCAAGATATTTACATATAGCTTTTTGCAATTGATATTCTTTCATTAATTATATTTTAAATACATAGAATCCAATTCTGATCCAATCTGCATTATTTCTAACTGCAAAGAATCTATTAATAATGACTGTGAATTATCTTCAACATTTTTAATAACATTGTTAAATTCATTAACTGTATTATTGGTATATAATAACAATATAGCTGTTATTAAC